CTCGCCTCGCGCCAACTGTGCCGAGTATTCCTGACCGGGCATAATGGCCTTACGAACATTCAGACCTTGGATTCCAACTCCATCATCAACGATGTTGCCGTACCTATGTGTGCCATGTCGAATAAACTTTTCGACAAAGCGTTGGACATCTCGTCCGCCGTGCATCAATGCACCCGACCTACCGAGGAAATCCAAATAGAACTCTGTGGTGACCAGCCATTTCTCAGAGTCATTACCCATTGTGTATGCGCGCAGGTAGTTGTCGATCTGGGTGCGTGGCATATCCACCAAGATTCCCATATCGACTAGCCCTTGGAACTCAGAAATCGCCAGATTGGTGCTGCTTACATCTATGTGTGCTGCCTTGGGAACGTAAGTAGTTAGTTTCTCTGCGAACCGTGCCGGGTAGTAGGCCAATGCGTGCAGCGTCGCTTTGCTGATTATGCCACCGCGATGCCACCAATCAAGTTCGGCGTTAGTTCCACCCGCCTTGTGGATCTGGCCTTCCAGATAGTTCTGCCGGGCACGACGCGCTCCAGCGAATGGCAAGGCTGTTATATCTTGGACAGGTACACCATCAATGATGTCCACGCCTCTGCCCTGATGGTACATAAGCAGGGCATCCATCTCCCCGTCGTCCAGAAGGAACTGTCTGGCTTGTGGTTCCAACTCAAGACGGGCCTCATCGATCTTCGCTAGATCCGTTTCACCCAAGCCGTGCTTGCGTGCATTGCCGATAGTCGGGTCATCCATTATCGATTGAAGACCTCTAGCATCTACCTCTTTACTCAGGACGAGTGTCCCATCCTCAATCCGTTTGAGAAGTGCAACATGGATGTAGTTGCCCTGCTCTACCAGCCATGTCGCAGCACCACGCGCAAGATCAGCGACAACTTCTGTATCCAGATTATCGAAACTAAGTATGTCGTTCTTAATATACTTCTTGCCTTCAGCCCACTGCTCTCCGAACTTGCTCATCCGTGGTATAAAGATCGCGTCCGGGTCAACTCCTCCTACCTTGGAGGACATCATCTCCCAACCCGTCTGAGACTGGAGGAAGTCCCAGAAGCCCTGCTCATTGGCTAGTGTCGGGAATGTCCTAGTCTGGAAATCAATGTGTTCAACGAAGTTTCCGTCCTTGTCATAACTGGCAAGCCTCGTTCCCTCATTGGTAAATGTAACATCACCTTCCACCAGCGGGTTACTGGGGTCACCCTTGATACGAGCCTCACCCAGCAACTTGCCCTCGTCATCGAAGACCTTCCACATGCCAGTCTCATCGATGTGCCGTGCATCCACAGTGAGGGTCATCCTGCGCCTCATCAGATGCCAGTTCCACATATCACCCATGATTGGAGCCATCGCAGGCAGATCACGCATCAACTGACCTAGACCACCACCGTTACCGAACTTATCCGTGACAGCCTTATTGACGTTCTCATCAGGATTCGTGAGCCTGAACACACGACTGAACTCATCTATTTCATCCTGATGTTTGAACGCATCATTAACCCGATCAATCAAACGATTGATTGCCCTGTGCTGCGAACGAAGCATCGGGTTCGTCTGAGCCAGATATTCGGCCCCCTTACCGATCAGCCTCTTGCCACGCCCAATCGGGATGTTGCCCTGAGTGAGCGAACCGGTACTCCCAACTCCACCACCTGCGACCCATTCCTTAACTTCGCTGAGAGCGTCATCGTATGTGCCGGTAGTAGGATTCCAAATCTTGATTGGTGCATTCAGACCGGTGCCTGCGGCTTCTGCGCGGAGAGCCTTACATAGCCGTTCAGAGAAGTGAACAGCATCCGCTGTCATTCCCGCACGCATCCCGACCTTCGCATGTTTGGCTATCTTGAAGAGAGCGCCACCAGTCCACGTTGTCGGATCCAACAGGATTTCGGTAGCAAGCGCCCCAACCATGCCGACAGTCTTGCCCTGCCAACTATCAGGGTTGACATCCCAAGGTGACAACGTATTGAACGTGCGTTGCGACGCATCAAAGAGAGTGAGTTTGCCCGACTCAAGAATCTCCAATGCCTTAACATTGTTATCTTCAGCCAGCGTTGACTGCCAGTTACGCCAATACTCTTTAGCCTTCTCTTCAGATAGGTCGTTCTTCTGCCCTTCCTTCAATATCAGGTCGTATGCGCCCTGCTGCCCGCCCTCAAGGTATGCCCGTAGCAGGCGTGTCTGATGACGACCAACGATACGTTCAGCCTTCTTAACGGTCCCTGAGTAATAAGAATTCTCTTCTAGTTTCGTTTCATTCCATGATTCCCGCCAGTCACGAGGATCAAAGAAGGAACCCAGCCCCTTCTCAGCCAGATAGGCACCAGACCGTCCCCACCGTGTCGCCAACCGGGACGGCTTCATCACACCCCACTCCCATGCGGTGCTAGCAGCCTTACCTGCGAACCAACCCATCGTTCGCACCGGAGCCATAGCGACCCCTATAGCCTGACCCATATGCTCTTCAGGTAGTAGCGGAATGTCCCATGTCAGCATCCGCCTAATCAACGACTTCTGTTCCTCATCCGGTAGTTCATACCCACCGCTAAGAAGAACCTGCTGGGTTGCTTCGGGCAGCCGCCCAAACTCAGCCTTCTGTATCTGATCCGGCATTGCATCAAAGGTATGCCGCATCTGGTTAAACTCAGTTTGGTTGTATGCACGCAGGAAATTGTCCAGCATGTCGTTATCCGATGTGGGACTCTGCGCTAGTGCCATGAGCGATTCAGGGCTGCTGTCTAAGAACCGACCAGCCCCCGCTTTCATAAGCAACTGCATTCTACGACCATGCCATTCGTCGTTATACGACGACAATGGTGCGGTACTAAGCGTATTCGTTGCCCGCCGAAGTCCTGATCGTTCAGCCATTACTGACCTAGTTGTATAGCAGCGTCCATAAAGGCTGGTTCATCTACGGCTTCAGCCCAGTTACGCAACATCTCAGCCGCTTCCTGATTAGGAGTAGGTGGAAGACGAGGTACACCTCTCGTCATACCCGTACCCGGCGCTGCGAGTGGTGTAATCTCTGGGGTATATGCCTTTGCCGCATCCAATGGAAGCGGCCTCGCAGTCGGTCCTTCAAAGGCTGGAGCATTAACCTGCGGAGTTGCAGCCAACCCGCCGCCCTGCTGCAACGGGATAGCGGCCTGTGCCTCTAGGCTGTCACTAACCTCACCATAAGCAGCACCAGCCTCCAAGCCGGGAGTCTGCGGTTGCAGATTCTTTCTTGCTCGTACCATCAGCCAAGTCCCTGACCCAACGCAGCGACCAACTGCTGTGCTGCCTCAGGAGAAGGAGGCCCACCGGGGGGACCGGGTGCGCCCTGCGGTGCCATACCTGCCGGTCCTGCTGCTAAACCGGCTGCCTGCTCAGGAGCAATAGCCATACCGTCTTCCGGGGCAGGGGCTACAGCGGCCTGCTGCTTCCGTATCTCTTCGTCTGCCTTTTCTATGGCCTCAAAGATATCAAGACCCTTCTTGCGATGCTTCTCAATCTTAGAGACATACACCACCGGCAATTGACCCGACAAAGCCTGCTGTTGGATCGCTGCCATAACCGCTTCTTCCAACTGTTCCTCATCGACACGGCGTCCTTCCATCTCAGCATCTTCAATAAATGGATGCTTCGCCCTGAACGTATGGAGGCTGATGCCCTTCATGGATAGCAACTGCCCCAACTGGATTGTAGTCCCCTGAACGTCTGCACCGGGGATGGAATGCGATACGACGTTATCAAATGTTTCAAAGTGGTCGTTCGGAGTGAATACAACCTGTCCGGTATCACCCGCATATCCAGTGAACATGGAGAACTTCTTGCTACCCCAGTAGCCCTTGTAGGTAGCGAACAAGCATTCGTTCATATGCGGAAGATGCCCCTCCATGATCTCCTGCATCTCCTGAATGCGTGGATCAAGTGCCGCACCCATAAGTGCATCAATGCCCCTACCAGTACGAAGAGCGCCATAAGACTCTCCGCCGATCTGCGGGACCGTTCCTGTGGAGATTCGGGCATTTCGCTCCAATCGGTCAATGGCGATATTGGTAGACGGGTCAGGTGACGACCGGAGTTCTCCGATCTGTTCAGCGTCAAGCAGAACATTGACCTGCCCCTCGCGGCCATCCTTCCACTCGCCACCGACAATCATCGGCACCTGACCTGACCGGCCAATGATGTAACGATCAGGGAAGATCGCTTTCTCCTGCGCCATGATCTCCAACGCCATCATCTTTGACATCAGATCGACTATCCCAATTACGTTGGAAATAGAAGAAGCAATCCTGTCTAGCGTCACTCGTCCGGGGGTGATGACACACGGCATCCCCGCCTTGTTAGGGGCACGAGTGAGTTCCATCGCTGTGGTAGCCGTTGGTTCCGTATACGAGTAACGGCTATACCGTGGTCCCATGATTCCAATAACAATATGCTCAGAATCCACCCATTCGGCTACGTCCCATAGTTCCGTCCGAGAGTTCGTATCGTCTGGTACGGGTCCACCGTTTTCCGAACGACAACTGGGGTAGTGGCTACGCAGCCAACCACCCGACTTGCCGTAAATGAATCCAACATTGGCCGGAGGTTCTACATCTTCATAAGTCTTAGGTTCTGGAAACACGTTAATAGGGTCACGCACCTGAATACGAGGTAGTCCCTTATCAAAGTCAGGTGCGATTACAAGACAAGCGGTAGCGTACCCGGCTAGATGCCTATATGCGCGACGTATCTTGATCTTGTATTTAGAGTCATACCAAGTAGCAGCGAGCGCCTTCCGTCGGATATCGGCGTACTCGCGTGACCGAATACCCCTTTCCTTAGAAGGATCGATGGCAGGACAGCCAACAAACGGCATAACCGACGCAGCCCGCTGTGCTACGGCGTCAATGTTTTCGGCTATGAGAGCAGGAGTCAGAGGAGGCATAACCGGCTCCTCATCCATTGATGGAAGCGGTATGACATAATCTCCGTTATATCGTTCTTTGACTTCCTGCATACGAGCGACGAGAGGAGACTGTGCCTCCTGCCTGAGCCGGATGATTCCAACAATCTCGTCAAATGTATACATCAAAACACCTGTCTAGCGGGCAGACTTGAACCCCACGGTAGTCCATTAAAGTTAAATTGTGAAGTATCTAAATCGAATGACTGCTTACGCTGACGATACAAGATCCAGATAAACCACAACGCCATGACCTGATCCTGACGAAGTTTCGTTCCCCGCTTCAACGGACGCCACGCCTTCAACTGACGAATCAACTGATCTGCTTGGTGGCGCGTCGAAGGATCATCCGCATACGGAATGTCAATCTCACCGCGCATAAACGACAACGCCATCGATGGAACACCAATCGTTTCATCGTATTTGTTCATCCCGGTGAGGTGTTCTCTAACTCTGAAACCATACCGTTTAGTCATCTCAATCAGGCGTTCATCACGAGATAGCCCCTTCTGGAACACCATCGCTTCGATAATGACATCCGATACGCTGCTGCCGTTCCTACCGCACTGAAGCACAGCATCTTCGACGATGCCGAGGATCTGTTCGTTGCGGGTCAGCCCTAAGTCTTCCCGAACGAAAAGTATTTTAAGTTTTCCTTCATGCGGTGTAGCAGCAATAACACAATTGTTAGAGCCGAGAGCGGGATCAACGCCAATATATACAGAGCAGTCTTTAGGCGGTTCATGGTTTACTGACCTCAACGGGTTTAGGCATTTCTGGATAGACTCATCATCAAAGGTTGCAGCAGCCGAAGAACTGGGTTCCTGCATGTAGTTACGGGACCACGCCTCCTCACCCACCTTGCGACGGATACGGTCCAACGCCTCCAACGAGAACATCTCCGGCCACAACGGTTCCGGTTCACCCTTTTCGTTGGTGACAATCGCCGGGAACTTGATAACCCTAAGAATATCCTCATCGATCTGTGTCATAACCCGCTCATAGAAGTCATCCTCACCAACACGGGTACCATTGATGCTTGTTCGACCCTTCTCGCCGGGGCGAGTCAACCAGTCCTGCCGGAAAATCTCGAACATCTGTTCGGTCAGGTTGAGAGAAACCCTTGACTGAATATCATCAATATGTAGGTGATCGGTTCGGGTACCAGCAATCTTAGATCGCCAACCCAATGAAACCATCGAATAGTCGCGTTCATCATGCCTACTCTTCTTATAGATACTGAAGTAATCAGCGCCCCACGGCTGCGCGGTCTTACGTCCAGACTGGTTCTGGGGAACAAACGGACCATACTTCGCCACAAAACGAGGGAACGGACCCTGAGGCTCCATACGGGAACGGATACGCCCAAGAATCTTACGGGCCATGTCCTGCCCCTCAGATCCGACAGTGATACGAAACTCAGGGTTAGTGGCTAGTTTGTAACAGAAGTAATCCTCCGCCAACGTGGTCTTGCCATGCTCCGGAGGCCACAAAATCAAAGTGATATTGCCGGGTGGCGTATTCTCGTAGGCTTCGATGGCTTTGAGATGAAACCACGGAGATTCATGTTCGAAATACTTGCTTCGGAAACTCTGGAATGTGCCATCCCAGTCCTCGTTACCGCCATCACTCAGAGCCTTTGCTCTGATGGCATCAGCCCGTTCGCTGAATTCAGGGATACGTTGACGCCACTTATCGTATGCCGACCGTGTGACACCGGCTATCAGGCAAGCCTTGGAGATGGTGCCATGCTCCGCTAGTCCCGCAAGGAACAGGTCACGAGTTTTCTGGCCTCTGACTTTGCTGACATTAGTATCGGTCATGGGCACTTAATCTACGAATACCGAATGCGCTACCTGCAACTCAACAACATCTGCGGCAATAACACCTTCCAATCCCTTAACACGGACTGTATGGACCCCTTCTTCGTCAAGTAGCAGGTCCACGAAATAGACCCCCGTAGCACTCTTGGTCGCTGTTGGATAGGTATCCTGAGCAGCAACACCATTCACATCCTTGCGTGAGGGGCGTCGATGCCGAACCTGAACGTCGTCAGCGTTATCCGTCGGATCGGTATTGACACTATCGGAGGTGAACGTGGCCGTTATCCGAACCTGATCCCCCTTATCGTAAATAGGCATAACCCCTCCTAGACCGTGGTTACCAATAGAGTAACACCGCTAGGCGATGTCACTACCAACTGAACATCCGGTATTGGCTTCTGGATCAACTGTTCCGGATCGATCAGGTCCAATAGGGCTGAAGCCGACATGGACGAGGAGTCCGGTCCCGGTAGGCCGACGACACCGAACTTGATTGGGCCACCCGAATCGGATGCCGGTATCGTGAATGTGAACGTCCCTGTCAATCCGTCCTGAGTAATAACTACGGGTATCTCGGCAGCGGCCCCTACCGTCGCTGATGCTGACAGGGCTGCTTCAAGCCCCAGTACGATCTGGTCATACAGGTAGTTCCGTGACATCCCATACTGAAGGCCCGTTTGCCGGTACTCGGGGAAATCAAGACCGACACCACGGTATTCCTGATTGGCTTCCCGGTAAGTACCCGGAGTTCTCCGGTAGGTACCCCACTGGGTGATCCGCCAACCGGCGTAGTTGTATTCAGGCTGACGGTAGGGGGCCTGCTGGGTGTATTGCATCCCACCCTGTTTGTCAGAGAACCCCCGGTAGTTCCACTGGTAACCGGGGTATACAGAAAAATCGACTCCGTTATATCGGAATCCTGATTCCCGATACTCGGTCGGAGTCGCCACTAGTCAGCCCGCTCTGTCCACTCCCCGGTCACCTGATCCCACTCGTAATAAGGTTCTGAGAAGGTGCCATCTTCGTTCTTTGTTCCGGGGTATTCAACGGGTGGTGCCCAGTAACCTAGATCGCCGTCAACGGTCCAGACGGAATCCTCAAACGGGGCCACTGGCTGCACCCACGACAGGGTGTCTTCGTCCCAGAGATAGCCGGGTACTTTCTCAACAGGCGGGTTCCACTCCGTCCCAGTCCTTATCCATGATGGGTACGGTGTTTGCTGGTGGAAGATATCCTCGTCCGGGTTGTACGAATCACCTGTACCCGCATAACGGCCTCGGCTATTATTGTTGTAGGAAGTCTGAAGCCACGCTCCTGAATCTGGAAACAGGGCGTTCAAAAAGGCGACACCGATGGTGGGATCCTCCACCCCGTTCTCGTCAGCAGTATCAGCGTTACCTACAACAACTACTCGTAGAACAATGTTATTCTCATCTAGTTCAGCGAAATGTGCCAAAACGACTCCTAGTCGATTCCGTACTGTGACAACATACTAGGCTTTGTATCTTCTGGGAAGCCATAGAAGATATTGAAAACATACTTTGCCTCTCCTGAGGTATGTGACTTGTGTGAGTAAGTCCAGTCGGCAGGATGGATTATACACCGTCCCTCAACCGGCTTGATCTTCAGTCCTTGGTGTGGGAACTCCGTTTCGCCCCCCTGATCGACTGTATTCAAATAAAGGATGAGGGTCAGATACCGCCGACTCAACTTCCCTGTGGGGTGACGATCCGCATGGACGACATGGTAAGCCTGACCGGGCTTATACCAAAGGAGGTTGTAACCCTCAGATATCCCGAAGTCAGGTACGTCAGTAGCGAGCGGACGGTCTGCAAGATACTGCTCTAAACATTCCTGTGCGAACGCCAACAGTGGTTCATGTTCAACCGCTGGCGAATCTTCCTGCCAACCGATTTGCATTGAATCCCGCAGTTCAGTTAGATCCCCGCCTGCTACCCCAGAAACCTGCCACCGTCCCGATTCCATAGATCGGTTGATGGTCTGCTCACAAGCGTCCGTTCCACTCATCTGGTACTGGCAAAGAAACGGACTTAACCACTCACCCATTAGGTATCTCCACTGGTTTGAAAGTTGACACTAAGACTACCCGCCGGTCGCCGGGAGCATACGGAGGCTCATGGTGGTGCATCTGTGTACCGTCGAAACAAATAATCCCGTCCTCTTCCGGGTCGGGGCAACGCTGACCATCGATCCAAGTCCACCCACCCATGAAGTCTGTTAGATAGATGAGCATCTGGTAGTGGGGAAACTCATGGTCCCGATGGATCGGGCAACCCTGCGACCTAGAGAACTGTGTGAAGTTGAGTGCAATCCGGTAGAACTCCGGGTGAAACCCATTCGCATGACAAATCTCTTCCAACACGAACTTGATGTCATCGTAGTAGCGTGAGTTATTTATTCGCTTCCGTTCCGGGTATCCTTTCTCATCCCAATCGTACCGATCTAAAACACAATGACTCAACATCGGCAGGGCAGTCATGTACGGCGGCAAGGCCCGTACCCCAGCGGTAGTCTCGGAATACTGCCACCCAACCTGCTCGCCAAGAACCGTTTCCTTCAGACTCAGGTAGTCGGCGGTCATCGGATTGTGTAGAACCTCATAGTTGGGTTCGATAAACGACCCAACCACATCCTCATCACATACCGCACCATCACGCATAAACTCGCCGGGAAAGTGATTGGTGTCTGTACCTCGTACCGACGGAGCAAGTCTTACGGAGTCACCCATCTGATAACCACACATCCACTCCCACCATTATAGGGCATGGCAGCGCCGCCCCCACCGCTGTAAGAGGAACCGTGACCGGATTGGTAGTACCCGGTGTAGTCTGGGTTGCCGCCACCGGCACGACCGCGCCACCCGGCACTCGCATACCCTTCTCCGCCGCCTGCGAACCCTCCAAGCCCTGCGGTACCTGATGAACCATCACAGTAGTAGTTGAACCGGCCCGCTCCACCGTCCTGATACCCGGTAGGCGTCATGTAACTGGTGTAAGCAGGCATCCCGCCGCCACTGGCTCCGCCTCCACCGCCGCCCTTATTGTACGACGACGTATAGCCGCCGCCACCGGGGTAACCCTCAGGGGGCGAGTACCCGCCAACGTTACCGGGTCCACCGGAGGTGTAGTAGCCGCCACCGCCACCACCCGATCCACCGGAGGGGACGCCGCTGCTGTAGTATCCGCCGCCACCGCCACCATTGGTATACATATGTGTGACAACAGGCCCGGTGACCGATGATCCGACACCGTTAGTACCGGGATTGCTGCCACCAGAACCACCACCACCGACCGTGATCGCCCACGTTTCGACAGGCATGTAGACGCTGGTGAACTCTCTGAATCCTCCACCACCGCCACCGCCGGGTCCGGGGTTCGATGCTGCGCCGCCACCACCACCGGCCACGACGAGAATATCGCAAGTCAACCCGGTCGCCGGGGCACCGTTGGAAATAATGTTGAACTGCCCGGAACCTGTGAACTGTACGGAAGTGTAAATACCGTAGGTGCGTGTAGTGACCGACCCAGAAGTGGTGTAGTCGAATGCTCCACCACCACCGGTAATCAGGCCAGCGTTGCGTGCGAATCCTAGTGGCATCAGCCTACGAAGTCCTGCGCTGCAACGAAACCGTAATACTTGGTGCCCTCGTCCATCGTCACGAAGGTCAGAATATCAACCCTGCTTGCCGTGGTCGTCAACGTCGGGGCAGTAGCAGCCGCCCACCTGACCGAACCGGGCCAAGTAACCGTCCGCGACCCGGAAGCGTCCTGACGGAGCATCAGGGTGAATGAACCCCCCGTGCCGGTAGGAGCCGGATTGGTAAACGTCAACGTCGGGCTGTTGTCCAACGTCATGTCAACGACGTTCCCCAACGAGATATCAATCGCAGTGGTCGCAGTCGATGAAGCAATGACGTTGATTGTTTCCGAGTAGTCCTTGAAGAGAGGCTTCGTGACACCCAGATCGTTGTGGTCGATCACACCGGCCATCGTTCCACCGGCCAACGGCAAATTAAGAGAAGCGCCGCCCGTCACGGTACCCGTCAGGTCACCAGTGATATTTCCCGTCACGTTCCCTGTCACATCACCAGTGACAGCACCCGTGATCGGGCCAGCAAACGCAGACGCAGTTACCGTTCCCGAGAGGGTAGGTGATCCAGTCCACGCACTCGTAGATGCACCTGTCCCACCCAAGACAGTATCCGCAACAGCGTTGGAATCGGTCGAACCAAGTTTCGTTTCAATAGCGATAATCGCACCCGAATGAGATGTATGAACAATGTCATGCTCATAACCCGGACCATCCAAGTCAGTCGTCGCAGACGGCGACGGCTGCTCAGCCGAAGTATCTACAGAAGTAGGAAATGCAGTAGGCATCTAAATCCTCCTATGCCAGAGTAACACTAATCGCACCAATAGCAACAGACACAGTGTCACCCGCATCCAAATCCTTCGGCGTCGTCAACACACCATGATACAACAACTCGCCAGCAGTCAAGTCCTCCATGATCCCAATATGAGTCACAGTCACATCCGGCATATCAGGAAACACACAAGCAATCTCATTGTCCGTCAACCCCGACGTACCCGCCGCAGCAACAAACTCAATGATCTGACGACCATACGACCCACCCACAACCTCAGTAGACAACGCAGTCGCAGTCACATCAGTCGGATCAGCCGTATGCAGACTCAGATACACCGTCGAAGGAAAGGTATATGCCGTAGTCCCCAATGTATGATCCAACAACTTGCGTTCCAAGTAGTCAGACATCGAAGCCATAAAAAAAACCCTCCCGAAAGGTGCATCAACCGTCGCCCGGTATGATAGAACTATAACACAGCCCCGTCCAGACCACAGGGCCAACATAAACCGAGGTCTGTGAACGCTCACCCCGTTACGTTCGCCCGTCAGAAGGGCTACTGCCCCCTGCACAAAGCCAAGAGGCGCAGGGGCAGACCAACGATGGTACTAGGTCAGGCGGAACCGTGCCACAAACGGACGGAGGGACCCAAGGGGTGCCTATACCTCAAAATAACCCCCATCCGGTGTCCACGCACCACCAAACTAGCCTGACACATATATACAAAGGGGGCTTCAGGTACATCCACCCCCCCTACACAAGCCTCACTGCCACTCACCGTCGGCCCACCGC